AATTGCATTAGATACCGCAGCTGCTAATGTTGGAGGAATGTTATTAAAAGGAGTAGCTTCAATACCTGGCAGTCTTGTTAATGGTACACCTGTAACTGGAGCACCAGTTTATGTTTCTACAACTACTGCAGGAGAATATGATTTTGCTGCTCCATCAACTGCTGGTGATAGGGTCAGAGTTGCAGGATATTGTATCGGATCTGATGAGGGCGCATCCGGTTATGTACTCATTTACTTCGATCCTGATAAGACAGGCATAACATTGTCATAATGCCAGATATAAGTAAAATTGGTCCTACTGCTGTAGGCAATGTTTCCAAAGTTGGTCCCTCTCCTGTAGGAAATATCAGTACTATAAATACTGGCACATGGGCTCAGGGTGGCGGAGGTGGTCCTGGTCCACCACCAGGAGGTTCAACTGTTGGCTCTGGTGTCTATGGTAATGAAGAGACAACACAGACTAATGCTACAAGACTATTTGCTGGTAATCAAGGTACATCACAGTTAGAATTTACTGTTGATTTATCAGGTTCAGATTATGCGGGTGCATCTTTAACGAATGGTAATACAGGACATGTATTTTTTCGTTATGAGTCTGGAACTTATTGGAGAAACGATCCACAATTATATCAGATAGATTTTGATGATAGCGGTTGGGTCAAACCCGGTCAGAGCAGTGGTGGAACTTGGGGGTACGGTCAATGGAAAACAACATATCGAACTACTAATGCTGCGTATAACCATGCTGCATCTTGGGCAACTGTAGCACCTGGAACTAGCCCAACAGGAAAGTGGCATAGAGATACAGGAGGCACAGGATCAAGTAACACAGGTGTTAGTTTAGATTATCATATCTATTATGAGGGAAGTAGTGGATCATATTCAAAGGATGTGTATTTAAGATCACCAGAGTTTACATTTTCAACAAATACAATTAAGATGAGAATGTATGGATACGGTTCTCATGTATACAGAATGTATTTAGGCATTTACGTCACAGGATAAAAATATGAGTTTAATACATAGTGGAAGTTGTGATGGCACAACACAAGTATCTGAATCGATGTATATCTGTGCAGAGACAGATTATAGGATTTTGAGCATAAGCGGATTACAGTCTGGATCATTATTAAAAATTATTTCAACTCATGAAGGATACGATGACGAGAAAGATGATTTCGTGACGGGATCATTTTGCCCTAATTGTGAGGTATTTTGGATCGCAAATGAAGTAAGCGGTTCATATTTTTAGTATAAATGAACAATAAAGATATATTTATAAGTAATAAAAGAGTTTTATAAGGAGATTAATGAAATGAGTGTAAGTATAGGATCAAAACCAATTGTCACATCAGGTCTAACACACCTTTATGATCAGTTGTCACCTAAGTCTATGCCATCTGGTTCTGAGGTTTGGTACAACCATTTACCTTCAAGTTATGCTGAAAAAAATGCAAAGTATTCACCATCAGGTACTAAGGCTGGATTGGCAACTTATGGTAGTAAGACAGAACATGCACGCTTAAAGGGGTATGATACGTATGATGGTAGTGGAGACTACTGGAATTTTACTGATAATAATGTAAATCAGCAGCCTATTCAACAATTTCCAATGACATTTATTATATGGGCTAGACATACAAAGGCAGATACGTCTACTCGTGCTCTTGGTGGGTTTACTGGCAACAACGCAAGTTATTATTATGGCTATTTTCAAGTTTACTACACTGGTTCTAAGCTTAAACCATATTGGAAGTTTGAACCACAAACTTCTTTCGCTAATGTGGCTATGGATGTAGATTTAGATAATCAATGGCATATGTGGTGCGTTAGAGAAACTTCAGGAGCAGTACGAGATTTTACTTTAGATGCAGGGGATTTTGGTTCTGTCACAAGCACATACAATGTCTCGACACCCTGGGAATTTAATGCTAGTTGCGATAATTTTGATATAGGAAATGCGCAGACTGGAGACTCATATGATAATAGTTGGTTAGGCGACATAGGTCCGTGGTACATATTTAATAGATCAATAAGTGATTCTGAAGTAAGACAAATGTATGACGCAAATAAAGATAGATTTAACCTTTAAGGGGATGCTATAATGGCTTGGGAAAATAGAAGATATACAATTTTTAATGTGTCTGAGACAGGTAGTCTTGACTGGGACTCTGTTTTAGATAATCCTGCAATATGTAAGACAAATAAAACAGGATCGTTTGTAATGGTTAAGTGGGATGGAAATATGCCTAGTGCAGTCAAATCACTTACGACAAGAGTATCGTCATCTGCAGATAAAGATGGAAATATTGTAGCTGGATCAGGAGAATCTGGATCATTTACATGGAGTGAATTTCAAAGAGTTTTAGACATTCCTGGAGTATGGACATCGCATGTAATATCCGGTTCTGAAGGGTAATTATTAATTAAACAAAAAATTGATTTTCAACTTTTTTTAGTATATATAATATAGAATGTTTTATAACTGTTTCAATAACTTAACAATTAACTAGGAGTTTAATAATGGCTGATAGTAAAGAAGTCAAATTTACTGATGACGAAATGCAACAATTGTCTGATGTGCAAACATCATATCAAAATATTCAGATGAGAATGGGTAATTTAGCAATGCAAAAAATAGCTCATGATAAACAACATGAGTCATTGAGTGATTTAGAAGACACTCTAATAACTGAATTAGAAACACTACAAGGAAGTGAGCAAACACTTGCTCAATCTTTCAATGAAAAGTATGGCGTAGGGCAATTAGATCCTGCAACAGGAGTCTTTACACCTGCACCGCAGGCAGCACCAGCTAAAGAAGTTACTGAAATACCTGCACAGGACGCTTAATCTGACAAAAACAAACTAACGTTTGTTGTTTTTTAACTTTTCATACCTTTAGTGTATATTTATTTTTAGAATTATAGTAATAATTTAGAAAAAAATAACCTGGAGAATTCAAATGGCAGAAAGAATAGTATCACCGGGCGTATTTACTCGTGAAAAGGACTTATCGTTCCTCCCACAAGGCATTGCTGATATTGGCGCTGCAATTATAGGACCAACTAATAAAGGACCTGCATTTGTACCGACAGTAGTAAACAATTTTAATGCTTTTAAGGAGATGTTCGGAGAACTTTCTCAAGATTTATATGTCCCATTTACAGTACGAGAGTATTTACGTAGTGCTGGAACAGTAACAATAGTTAGAGTATTAGGGCTTGGCGGATATACAGCTGCAGCTATGCATATAGGTGCACATAAGTCAGGATCTTCGAATTATCGTACATATGCAGTATTAGCACCAAGTGCAACAAATTCCAACCCTGCAAATGGGTTTGTTGGTGGCAAAGTAGAAGGAACTATGGCATCTTTTTCAGTTACCACAGGATCATTTCAAGTATCTTGTTCATTTACTGCAGCAAATGCTAATTTTATTGAAAACGTATTTAGCCCGAATCCACTTGTAACAAAAGCAAATGGCAAGGAATCACCATTTTACTTATATAAAGTATATAAAGCAGCAATGGCTTCACATGCTTCATCGTCAGCTGTTGTATCAGGGTCAATTCAAAATATAGCTTTGAGTCAAGATTACAAGAATGCTTACACACCGTATGTAACATCTCAAAAAATTGAGGGTGCAACAGCAGATCTTTTTAAAGTATACATGAGATCACATGGCGAAGTTGATACACAACGTAAGTATAAAGTTGGTATTACAAATGTAAAGCAAGCATCTGATGTAGCAGGTTCTGATTGGGGAACATTTTCATTACAGGTCAGAGCACTAGATTCACAAACTTGGAAGGAAAGTGATGACACAATTGTAGAACAGTGGGATAACCTTAACCTAGACCCAAATTCAGCAAATTATTTTGCTCGCAAAATTGGTGATAGATGGGTAACTATTGATACAGATGGTAAACTAACTTATAATGGTGATTGGCCAAATATGTCACAAATCATTTATGTTGAACCACATGCTGATGTAAAAGCTGGCGGTGTTAAAACAAATGTACCATTTGGTCATGGAAAGATGGTAAATTCATTTACAACTGCATCTTCGGCTGAAGGTCAATTTGATGTACCACCCGCATCTTATACAGTAACACAGCAAAATAGCAATACAGCGGAATTTGACACCACAGCATTTTATGGGTTTAATTTCTCTTCTGCTGATAATAGAACTTATCTTGCACCAGTAGGCACCACAGCTAAGTCATATACTAATGCGACTTTTAGTCTCAATGATATGTGGGGACATGCTGATGCAAAGGCAGCTGATTTTGGTGGATCTGCAACGTTTGCTACTAGTGCATCACAACTTGCATTAGGTGTATCAAATGTATCACAACATAAGTTCACAGTAGCTTTTCAAGGCGGATTTGATGGATCAAACCCAGCTGTTAAAAAGAATACTGCAGGCGACATTGTTGCAACAAATCAACAAGGCTTTGATTGTTCAACTTCAACTGCAAGTGGATCAAAAGCATATAAGATGGCATTGAATGCTGTAAGTAATCAGGATGAGTTTGATATTAATCTACTCGCTACACCTGGTTTAATTTACACACTACATCCTAATCCAGTTAATCATGGTATGGATATGGTTAAGAATAGAGGCGATGCATTTTACATATTTGATAACTCCGCATGGGGTGATGGAATATCTGCATCAACTAATGCAGTTAAAACCTTAGATACAAACTATGCAGCAACTTATTATCCGTGGGTAAAGGTACTTGATGATAGTATTAATTTACCAACTTGGGTACCACCTTCAGTAGTAATACCAGGTGTGTTTGCTCAAAATGATAGAGTTGCACATGAATGGTTTGCACCTGCAGGTCTTAATCGTGGTGGCTTATCCAATGTTCTAGAAGCAAAAACAAGATTAACACATGCTGAAAGAGATATTCTCTATGAAGGCCGTATTAATCCAATTGCATCATTCCCGGGACAGGGAGTTGTAGTTTTTGGTCAAAAAACATTGCAAGCTAAACCATCAGCACTTGATCGTATTAATGTACGTAGGATGCTTATAAGGATTAAGAAGTTTATTGCTAGTTCTTCTCGCTACTTATTGTTTGAAAACAATACAGTTGCTACGAGGAATCGCTTCTTAAACATCGTGAATCCTTATCTAGATTCAGTACAATCAAATCAAGGATTGACTGCTTTCAGAGTTGTGATGGACGATACAAATAATACAGCGGACGTTATCGATCGTAATCAGCTGGTTGGTCAGATTTATCTGCAACCTGCTCGTTCGGTTGAGTTCATTGTATTAGACTTTGTCGTACAACCAACAGGAGCAAGCTTTCCAGCATAAGCTGATCTAAAAATACTTAAAAGCCTAGACTAAACATCTGGGCTTTTTTGTTTTTACAGTACCTTTTTTATGATTACATGATATTTATTATCGATAAAATTGTAACAGGAGAACTAGAATGCCACAATTGATTGATCCTAATGATATAATGTTCACGCAATTCGAACCAAAGGTTCAGAATCGCTTTATCATGTATATAGAGGGCATTCCAGCTTACACCATTAAGGCCGCAAGTCGTCCAAGTATCGAGTTTGAAGAAGTAACACTTGATCACATAAACGTAAAACGGTATATTAAGGGTAAGGGGGAATGGCAAACCATTGACATAACAATGTATGATCCAATCGTACCGTCAGCAGCACAAGCTGTAATGGAATGGGTACGATTATCTCACGAATCAGTAACTGGTCGTGATGGATATTCAGATTTTTATAAGAAAAATATTACCTTTAATCTACTGGGACCGGTAGGAGACATTATTGAAGAATGGCAACTAGTAGGTGCTTATATTCAGTCTGCTGCTTTTGGTGATCTAGATTGGTCAACATCTGATCCAGTAGAAATGACTTGCACGCTTAGATACGATTACGCAATACTGCAATTCTAAAATTTCAAACATCATCAAATACATTTGTGGCATTTTGTCTTTGATGAGAAAAGATAACAGTTGTAAATAGAACAAATAACAAGGAGTTATAATGGCTGAAAAACAACAAGGTTTCCCTACGGAAGTAGTGGATTTACCTAGTAAGGGTTTATTGTATCCAGAAGGGCATGTGCTCAGCGGCGGAACAATAGAAGTAAAATACATGACTGCGAAGGAAGAGGATATACTCACTTCACAGAATTTAATACAGAAGGGAGTTGTACTTGATGAGCTTCTTAAGTCTCTTATCGCATCTAAAGTAACATTAAATGAACTTATGATAGGTGATAAGAATGCTATTATGGTTGCATCAAGAATTTTTGGTTATGGAAAGATATATAGCGTTGACACGACATGTCCGGACTGTGGTGAAACTGAGAAGGATTGTGAATATGACTTAACAACGTTTAAACATAAAGAAGTTGATGAAAAATATTTTAAAAATACTAATATTTTTGAATATGAACTTCCCCAGTCTAAAAGAAAAATAGAATATAAATTTATGACTCATAAAGATGAGGCTGACGCTGCTAGGGATATTGCAAAAATGAAGAAGACTATGGGTGGTCGCACAAAGGAAGTTACTACGAGACTAAGAAAACAATTAGTTTCTGTTGATGGTAACAAAGAGCCGGCATTCATTAATAATTTTGTAGAGAATGAATTTTTTGCTATGGATTCTCAATCTTACAGAGATCACTACTCAGAACACATGCCTGATATAGATTTTACAACAATATTTAGTTGTGGAATGTGTGGTGAGATGTCTGAAATAGAATTACCAATAGCAGTAAATTTCTTCTGGCCCTCCCGGTAACCCCCAAATACCGGCCCATTGTACATGAGGGCATATTTAATCTAATTTATTTTAGTGAGGGCGGATTTACATTTAGTGATGTATACAACATGCCCATATACTTACGAAGATTCTATACTGACAAGCTTGTCGCACAAAAGAAATCTGAACAAGAAAAGATAGATAAGGCATCAAAGCGAAAGCGGTAAAAACCTTTTTTCCAAATATTTATCAATAGAATACTATTAACTCTCAGGAGATAGACAATGTCTAAAAAAATTGATGAATCATTCTTAAAAGCCTTTGCAGGAAATATGGCAGCTTACGTTGCAGGAAGGGCATTGGCAGCCAACGGCGATAAAATTAAACAAGCACTCGGAATAAACACAAAAGAGTTTGATGATGTAGATGATGAAATGGAAGCAGTTAGAAAAGCTGAACTAAAGTTACAGAAAGCATTTGAAAAGAAGATAGAAAAACTCTCTCCTGAAATGCAAGCACAGATTGCAAAACAACTTAAACAGCAAAGAGCTTAGCTAAATTATGCCACAAGCAGATAAAAAAGAACTTAAAACCATAATTCAATCTAAAAAGGAAATAAGGGACCTCTCCGCGGAAATTGCAAAGAATGAAAAGATGCAAGCCGAATATTTGGAAACAACTGGTGAAGAGGCGAAAGAAATTAATCTTAGCTTAGCAGAACAGAGAGCTAAACATAAAGAGTTATTAAAAGATTACAAAAAAAATTATAAGGAAGCAAAGAAAGGAACAGGAGCGTTAATAGAAGGAGCTGAAGAATGGGGTAAAACTCTTAGTAATAAAGTTGGCAAAGCTATGAAAGATGCTGAAAAGAAAGGTAAAAAATTAGGGGACAGGTTCGAAATTCAAAGTGCTACTATAACAGCGATAGGAGTTGATTTAAATAAGTCACTAAATGATGGAAATGAAAAGTCAGTCGAACTTATAGAAAAATTATCTGGAGTTAATTTAGAAATTGAACAAATGGCTAAAGGAATCTCAGAGTTTTCTGATGATAAAATGGCAGAGTTAAATGAGCAGGCAGCTGATTATCTAGATAAATTAGAAGATCAAGGTAAGGTAACTGGTGAAAACTTAGATATGATGAAGGATTTAGTTGCAGCTAATAAAAAGAATGCAAAAGGTGTTTCTGCAGCATCTATCAAAGGTGGAGAATTTGCTAAACATATAACTACTGCTGAAGGCAGAGCTAATCTATTAGCAGTAGCAATCTCTGCAGTTGGTGCTGGAATGGAAAAGGTAGCAGAAACTGCCGAAAAAATGCAAGAGAATTTAGGGACTTCTACTGAGCACACAATGAAGATGGCATTCGGTTGGAAGAAATTCGGACTTGCAATGTTTGGTTTAAATGCAGGATTATCTAGTGCAAGACAGGACATTGCTATAGCTGCGAGTGATATTACTATGATGAATGATGAATCAAAATATCTAGCACAAAATTTTGCATGGGTGGCAAGAAATACAGGGGCATCAACAAAGACCTTAGCAGAAATGCAAGAAATAATGATGTTAACAACAGATCTCTCTAGAGAGTCAGCAAATCAAATGATTATGGGTCTTGAAGGATTTGTTAGAGAAGCTGGTGGTATCCCAAAAGAAGTATTTGATGATATTGCTAGCAGTGCAGAAGAAATTGCTAAGTTTACAGATGGTTCTGCAAACTCAATAGCAAGAGCAGCGACAATGGCCAATAAGTTAGGCATCAATTTAAAGACAGCTGGCTCTATAGCAGATTCACTTCTCAATCTTGAGTCATCAATAGCTGCTGAGTTTGAAGCATCTGTACTAATTGGAAGAGACTTAAATTTAGATAAGGCTCGTACGTTAGCATTGAATAATGATTTAGAAGGTGTCATGAAAGAGATTGTTGCTCAGGTGGGCAGTGAACAAGAATTTTTGGCAATGAGTGCTGTTGAACGCCAATCTCTTGCAGCAGCTGTTGGAATGAGTACAGAGGATTTATCTAAAATGATCGGTTACGGTGCTGATGGCGGAGGGGAAGTCGACCCAAAACTGAAGCTTCAGAAGAAAGGAAACAAGACACTTTTAGATATTTTATTTCAACTTACTCCCGGAGGATTTAAGAGTCTAGTAAGCATGCTTACAAAAGGCTTAGTTGGTCTTTTAGGTTTTAAAGCTATGAAGACTGGAATAGTTGCTGGACTTAAAACAATGGGTATGGATGCATCTAAATTCTCCGGCGCATTTACTACATCAATCAAAGACGGTCTTAAAAGTTCTAAAATTGGGCAATTACTCGTTAAAATAAAAGGTGGATTTGCAAAGTTCGGGGCGAAAGTAGTGAAATTTTTTGGTGGCCCATTTGGTAAAGTATTTGGAAAGCTTGCATTATTTTTAGGAATTGCAATAGATGCTTTTAGAGGGATAAGTAAGTTCTTTGGAATTGGATCAGACAAGACAGGTGAAGAAAGAAAGACAGAAAAGAAACAAGGCGCAGGAATTTTAATTGGTGGAATCATTGGTGGAGCATTAGGCTCAATTGGTGGTCCTGTTGGTCTGGGAATTGGGGCAGGAATCGGAGCATGGATAGGAGAGGGAATGGCTACAATGAAAATGCCAGCCGGATTCGCCCAAGCTTTTAAGAATTGGTTCGCAGGTGTTTGGGGTGCAGTAAAGCCCTTAGTAGATAGAATTACAGCCTTATTTAGTAAGTTTTCTGATATTTTTGCAGGTGAAGGTGAAATGAGTGAAAAGATAGGTAAGGCACTTGGTGAATTATTGGTTGCATTACCTGGATTGATATTTGAAATAGCGGTGTCGGCTGTTGGTCTACTAATTTCTGGATTTATGTTTCTTTGGGATATTATTCCAAAAATTGATGCCTTTCTTGGTGAACTGGTCGATTCTATGGTTTCACATGTATGGGAAGCCACAAAAGATATGGGCAATGCTGTATGGGAAGGATTAAAGTCTGGATTAGCTAGCATAGGCACAGCACTGTACAATTTTGGTGAAGCATTATTTATTACCATAAAGAATGCAATTTTCGGAGGTATTAATAGTGTAATAGAGAGCATGAAATCTTTCACTTTTGCGGGTATGTCACCATTCTCAAACATGGAATTACTTGAAATAGCTGATACATCATCGTCTGCTTCTACAGCTGATGATTTTGTTTGGCGCTCTGGACAAGGCATACAAAAGTTTTCTAAGGATGATAATTTGTTGGGAATGAAAGATCTATCTATGTTAAAACAAGCAGGTAGTGGAGCTACTTCTGATGCAAGATTAGAAAAACAACTTGCTATATTAACTGCAATTAATGAAAATTTAGCACCACTTGCAGCACTCGTTGTTTCTAATGAGGGTATAAAGACCGCAATGGAAAATAATAAAATTGTAGCAGGCGATTAAAATGGGACTCAAAGATTTCGATAATAGCAAAATTAAATCATGGAGATATGATGATATCGGGACTAAGCAAAAGTCACAAGAGTTTATGGATGGTCATTCCGGAACCAGAGTTGATGGTACAAGAGATTTAATTTTAGAAAAATTTCTAGATAGCCCAAAAGAAAGTAAGCCAGATGCTTCTAGTTATGATTTAGAATCTAATCCTCCAAGCCCACAATCATTTGAAGCAAATGGGTATACAGTTACAGGTAAAAGAGACAAGATAAATGAAATGTTTTTAGACAGCAAACTTGAAAGTAATGCATATGCCTCTGACTACGATCCCATATACAATAACATACCGCAATCATTTGATGCTAATGGATATACAGTTACAGGTATAAGAGATATAATATCAGGTAAGTTTGTTAATGATTCTAAGACACTTTTAATAGGTGATAATACAATATTTGAACCAAATGTTACTGACACACCTCTAAATCCACTCACACAACAGCAAAATTATACTGTAACAAATCCTGCTGGTGAGCACACAATCACAGGGCTTAAGGGTTCTAAAATATCTGATTGGGATCTTCAAAAAGGGTTAAGTTTAATACTCACAAATTGGAGTGATATGGTTGATGCTAAAACATTGACTAGTTATAAGATCGCACGTGTTGGAAAGAATGCAACACATGGTCATTTAGAGATACCTTATAGTTATCATAATTTTGGTTCAACAGCAGTAGATACAGAGCCTTTTAGTTACGGATCATTAAGTCCTAATATTGGTTGGACAGTAGAACTAGAAAGAGGCGGAAATGCAGTAGACGGTATTGTAAAAGATTACAAAAAAATATTAGAGTCTGGTGGCATGTGGAAAAGATTTGTGCAGAAGCAATCAGATATGCAGGTTATGGGAACTATTACAGTTGGATCTGTAATGGGCGGATTGTTTGAAGCACCTTTTGATACATTCAATAGTCTCGATTATGTAGTTGCACTTGGATCAACTGCACAGCCGTATAGGCTTGGTAGTATCATGGCAGGTGTGCCTCGTTATGGTGAACACACGCCAGTAATTAGTGATCAATGGTACGATGATATTTCTGCGTGGCATCCTGATGGAGATTCAATTGGAGCTGATGATAATTTTGCTAAAGAATCTAAGATGCTTTATTTGTATGAAAATTTTATTTTAAATGATCCACCAGATCCACCTTCTGGTTGGGCTGATATAGGAGTAGCATTTGCTACATCTTATTGGGCAAGTATAACAAATCCATATCCAATAGTTCCATCTATAAATATTGTTAAAGCACCAGGATACGGAACAACACAAGGTCAAACATTAGCATGGACAGATAAAAATTTATTATACGGTGGTACAACTTCAGAAGGAAATCAAAGAAAATATAGTACTAAAGATGAAAAAGGCAGTACTGTAATGACTCCTGGATGGGATAAGTATGATTTCTTTTCTAAAAAAGGATTACCTCATAAGCCAACTGAAGAAAGAATGGAAGAATCCAAGCTAGAGATAATTGATAATGATGATTGGTTTGCTCCTGAGGGATTTCCCAGCCTTAGACAGAAAATGCTTGGAAATACAGATGCTACACAACAAACACCACTGATACCAAAATCAGTACAACATTCTTTAGATGGAGAAAATACATTAGAAAAGTTTTCAAAGGATACAAGAGGATTAGTTAATAAATATTCTACTCTTGGTTACAGACATCTTGGTTTAGAGGCAGATGTAGGAAAGCCAAATGCCGATGGAACCACTACACCTGATTATCAAGATATTACTTATGAAAATACACTTCATAGTCCCAGTGAGATAATTGCAGAATTAATCGATACGCCTTTTCCAGAGTTTAGTGACACTGTCAAGCGTAAGAATGGATCATTTGAAGCAGAGTCTGGAATTAGAAAAGAAGGTCAAAACAAGGTTTACGCGATTGGTAAACAAGGGATGAATGTGACAACTAATGAAAATCAAGTTGCTCCGCTCAAACCAGTACACAAATATGGTTTCAGAGGGCGGATAAATGAAGATTCTAATGATTCCTTATTTGGTGATCATGTAGATCAAGTTAATGCTTTGCCATACGGAGAATCAGATCCAAATTTAGATTTTGTGCCACTAATCTTTCATGACGTTTATAACAAGAAAAATATTCAATTTCGCGCACTATTTACTGAAGATATAGCTGATACAATTTCACCGTCGTGGAATCCAATAAATTATATCGGTAGGACAACTGCTGTGTACACTTACCAAAATACTGCCAGATCACTAAGCTTTGGGTTTACAATATTCCCAAAAACAAAACAAGAGTTTCCTATATTATTAGAAAAAGTAAACTATCTTGTAGGAATGTGCTACCCTAATTTAGATGATTATTTTCGTGCGTCAGGACCATTAATTAAATTAACTGCTGGTGATATTGTTAAGGAACAGTTAGGATTCTTATCAGAATGTTCAGTGACATTTCCAAGTTCAGAGAGCCCATGGGAAACTGACAAGGGTTTACAATTTACAAAGAAAATAGATATATCAATTGGTTTTACTTATATCGGTAATAATATTCCTGTAGCAAAAGGTGTGCATTATAATCTAGATTGGTTAGATGGCGAACATTATACTGGGGCGGGTGTTGCTTGGAAAGATGGACCGGCTAGAACAGTGGGAGAAAGTAAGCTTGATATGAAAGCAATAATTGATGTTGCACCAGTGGTGTCAAAATAATGTTTAATAGATATAAAGACGCAAGAATAAAAAAAACAGCTAACAATGATAGATATTTTAAGCCTACATTTTATCCGAAAATTGATGAGAAAGATTCTGATATAATGCATTTTGTTGTTGAGGGAGAACGATTAGACCTCTTATCACATAAATACTACGGTGACGTCAATTTATGGTGGATCATTAGTAAAGCAAACGACTTAGATCCTTCAATTATAGGTTTAAAACCTGCACAAGAAATCAGAATACCCACCGATGTAGGAGAGATTATAAGATCGTTTAATTCTGAAAATATGGAATAACAAATGGCAAGTTTTAAAAAAAATATACACCACAATATACAAGTTGGAATAGATGCAAGGGTAGATGCAATGAATGAGTATCATCATTCTAAGCAAAAGTTGCGATCCAACCTATTAGAACCATCAGTAACTAGTGAAGATTATACATTAAGTAGAGAAGCGCAAGTTGCAAAGTCTACTTATGTTAGAATGATATCCCCAGGAACGACAACAACACATGTAATTTATGGAGGTTATAATATAGACGATACTAGCGTTACAGGACAATCTACAGGTTCAACGGATTACTTCAAATCACAAGCTAGCAGGATAACAGGACCTGAGACTTCATATTATGAGACAGCAACAGATCACGCATCATTAAAAGGGCAACGACCCAAGCCAGGAATATCTAATGTGAACGTACTATTTCAGGGCTATGGCGGTGCAACTAGAAAAGCTACAATAACGTGGGCATGTTCTTCTTTAGAACAATTAGAAATGTATCAAAAAGGCTCTTTTTTGTCTCCTGGCCAAACTATAATTTTAGATTGGGGTTGGGTACGATCTGATTCATCATTTAGAAGTAGAGAAATGCCAAAATTTTTAATTGAAGAAGGCGATGGAAAGGTCACATTAAACAAAGATCTTTTTACTGTTCGAATAGAAGAAATAGATGGCAAGCCATTTAAAAAATACACCCCTGTATGGGATAAATTGGAGGTTTCACAATATGGTGACTGGAGTGGTATTATAGGACCAGTTACAAAATTTACATGGTCACAAAGAGATGATGGGGGCTTTGACTGCATAACAGAAATGCTCGCAAAAGGATCAAATATATTCCAAAAGCAAATGCCACAAGTATCAGCAGATAAGGGTGCAACTTTATCAACTTTTCCAGGAAAGCGACTTACACATGATCAGTTTGTAACTGCAGTTGTAAAAAAATCTATGGACAGTAGTGCGCCTTCACCATATGCCACATTAACAAAGCCTGTATTTAACATTGCTGAAAGAATTGATTCATTAGACTACGAAATACTTATTAAATATTTTCCGGAAGCGTTGAAAGAAGGAGAATCCATGTCTGCTAAGCTATCAACAGAAGGCGATTATGAAATAATAAACTCCAAAGATAAGAATATTTTTGGAATCTTAAGACCAAAAGGATCAGAAGGAGAAGATAGTCCAAACTTGTATGAAGAAGAAGAGAATGATGAAGGAAAAAAGATTTTCAATAAAACACGAGATTTTTCTAATGAGATGTGGGTAAGGTGGGGCTGGTTTGAGGATAACATTGTTTCATACTACTCAAGAGAAAATACAGCTGATGGCGAACTGAGATTAAATGAATTTAGGTCTCTTATGCCAATCTACGATTACGATGGGAAAAAAATTAACCTTACATCTATAGAAATAAAAAATCATAAGGAGCTCGTAACTTATGATCCATCAATTTTTATTATTCCAGACAAATATCCCAAACATTGGTTTTATCCAGATGATCCTAATAAAAAAGTTGATAAGTCATATTATGAGTTAGCGGAAAAATTACCGGAGATAGCTTATTCCTTTGGTAATAGTGGTGATGATAGAGATAGTACTCCCCCAGGGAAAGGTAAGCTTAGGAACTTGTACATAAACTTAAGCGTAATTAAAAAATCATTTTTATCTCCAGGAGCATCAATTCAAAGTGGAATGATCGCTATGGCAAATTCCCTAAATTCTGGAATAAATCTTTGGAATTTTGAGGTTGATTCAGCAGCCGCATTAACATCCGCACAACGTACATTTTTTATTTCAGAAAAGGGAGATGATGAACCCAGCAAAAATGAAGGTCTTTGTGAGCTTTGTAATAAAGAAGAAAGTCAACTACCTGCTAAGTCATATATTTTTGACAACTATGGTGAAAATTCAATTATTCATGATATTTCATTAACTGCTGTAGTACCTGATAAGTTTGCAATTGTAGCAGGCTATGGGATGGAATCTGGAAAAGGTAACCAAAAAGACGACGCGATGAAGACGTTCTTTGCTGACACAGCGGATTCTAGAGATGAAGTATTAGCTGCCGCTGTGGGAGCATTTTATACAAATCCTGATAATGCTAATTATTTTCAACCCTTAGTCCGAACCAATCCTGATCTTCAGTTTGGTAATGTATTAGAACCTTACAATGGAGTCCCGGAGCTAACTGCTACTGGGCTAAGTTATTCATCACTGGATAATTGGAACCATACAATAGTTACGGAATTATTAGATACAACACCCTCAACAAGAATCTCCAGTACAGAAATTTTTAATAAGAAATACAAAGCAGCAATGGACAAGCAAACTGCAGATGCTGAAGCAGCTCGTAATGCTGGGGAGGATTTTCAAGTTGAGCATCTATTTCCTCATGGGATCGATAATAAAGCTGAACGTGCACCCTATAATCTTAGTGATGGTAAATTAAAAAAAGAATTTGTTAGTAATATAAATTGGCTCTTAGTAGAATGTCCTGCAACAAGATTAAAAAGTCATTCATCAGTAATAACTATGCCAATAAATATTGATATGACATTAGAAGGCTTAGGAGGAATTTATCCAGGCAACATGTTTAGACTTTCATACTTACCAGAATCTTATGGACAAGTTAATTTTAAAGATGGAGAACCAGAAGCTTCGCCAAAAACATATTTTCAAATTATGGGAGTT